CTACCGCACAGTATCTCCAAGCATCACTAGCATGGCTGTGCTGGTCGTGTAAGGGTTTATCACTAAACATTTTAGTATCTGGGTTTACATCATACCGATAATGTCGCAATGCTTGTAGACCTTCAGCGCATCTGTTTTGGTCAAAATAGCATCTGTTCATCAGCATACGAGCTGCGTTAATTCCTTCTGATATAGACAGTTTAGGGGTAATCCTTACTGGCAAATTCATATTCTGCATAATATCTTTAACGCTCTTGCCTGTCATATTTTTATTCTCTGCATCATGGGGCAGCCAATGATCCCGATACACATAGCCCTTGTTCTGCAAGACTTCTACATAATGATCTATAGGCTTTTGGCAGTTCTGATAAAAGTCTATGACCCTTACCTCACCGCCTGGTATCGTCTGCACAAACCAGATGCTAGTCATGTCTGCCCAGCCAATATCCCAAAATGTACTTACTTCGATAGACTTATCTTGATTAATGTCCTTGATACGGCCTTCTTCCTGCGCCTGTCTTAACTCTTTAGCGTACACAGCTCCATCTAATACTTGCCTTGTATTGCCTTCCCATACATTGAGGTAGGCATCTATATCTCGTTCTTTAAGATCATCTTTCTCGTCTTGTAGAACTTTTGGAAACCAATGATTGTCTGACCAGTTCACCTTCTGCGTTACCGCATTGCTAGGTGGTTGCACTACAAATCGTTTGTAGGTTTCGTCTGTATCTAACTCAGGATTGAATGTAATCCATATCTCTGAGCCTTCCTTACGGATTGTAGGAATAAGCGTGTCCCAGCTTGATTTACTGGTAGTCTGCGCCTCCTCAATCCAACATACATCTACACCCTCAAAAGACTTAATCTTAGTGATGTTGTGCTTTAGTCCGGCAAAGAGAAACTCAGTCCCATTCTTGCCGTATATCGCAGTATTCTGTATTTCGTAGAAGTCCTCTAAACCCATAGACTTGATCTGATCTGCCAGCAACGCATGAACAGAATCGCTAATCGAGTTCTGGAACTCCCTGGCGCATAGCACCCTTGTACTCTTTTGCAGGCCAATGACGAGTAATGCCCTAGCCACGCCCCAAGACTTACCAGATCCCCTGCCACCATAGAGAACTTTGTATCTGCTCGGCTGGAACAGAAACTCTAACTTCTCTGGGAACTCTACATTAAGCTCCATCAGGCTTTTTAAGTACGATGTTGATTGTGTTTAGGGTTTCCAATAGGCCACCATCTAAACCACTTATCTCTGTAGCTTGTACGGCCTTGCCGTCTACTCTGTCGATCACTTCCTTAATCGCCCAAGGCTCACCCTGCTCTGCTGCATCTACTAGCTTTTGTGCAATGGTGCGGAGCTTACGGCTATCCTCTTGAACCAGAGCAATCCTAAGCTGGTTGTAGAACAGCTTGCCCTTCTTGCCGTTCTGATTACCTAAAGGCGCACCACCCTTATTAGTTGGCGCAACTTCTACATTATTGTTTTCTATAGCGTTTTCCATTCCATTCCCAAGGGTTAATGGTTGATGATGTTGCTATTCTACAACACTTTAAATATATTTACGATACTTCTACATTTATTGTAGTTTTATGCTACATTGGAGTCATCGCTGATTTATTTACTAATTGCCTAGCGATCAATAAATGGGGCTAAACAGTTAAGGAGCATTACAAATGAGAAAATTTACTAAACGCTATATCCCAGAAGGCTACGAATTGTCTTGGGATGACCAAGATTTAGGCATCCAAATCTACTACAAAGAATCACCAACAATAGGCGGTTTATGCTTTGTTGGTCGTGCTATTAAACCTACATGGCATTATCGGTTTAAAAATGCCGAACAACGCCAAGCAGAAGTTACTAAGACTTTTGAATGGGTACACGCTCATGCAGAGCGTAAAGCTACTCGTAAAGCTAAAGCCAAAGAAGCATCTGCTAATCATGGCGTAAAGGCTGGTGATGTATTTCGTAGTTCTTGGGGATACGACCAAACCAATGTAGATTACTACCAAGTTTTATCAGTAAGCAATAAAACTGCTGCTTTTTGCAAAATTGCTCAATTATCTGAATCTGATGGATATTTACAAGGTAATTGTGTACCAGCAATTAATCAGTTTATTGGCAAACCATTTAACAAGTTAATTCAAAAAAGCTCTGTTGATTCGGGTGCTTATATTAAAATTGCAAGTTACGCTAATGCTTATAAGATTGAGCCAGTTGCAATAGTTAGCAACAAACCAATCTATGAATCATCACATTGGACTGCTTACGCATAAGGGGTAAACCATGACTTCATTAGCTAATACAGCATCTTGGGTAGTGGTTTACAAGGATAGTAATAAACCTGTTATTGAAATATTTAGTCAAAAAACAGCTAATACTATTCAAGAAAAACACTCTGACATCTACAAAGTAGTACCAATCTTGCAATATCTACAAGACTTTAATAGGGGAATCAAATGAACGCATATTTTATTAAATGTATTAGTGTTGAAGGTCTATGTGGCATTTCAACTACTTTGTATTACTTTGAGAGCCAAGCACAACAGATAGCAGACGAATTAAATGCTAAAAAAGACGGCTATACCTATTTTATTTACTCCAAAAACATTTAAGGAGATTTACATGAAACCAATTCTATATCGTACTGACTGCACTTACACCTGTGTTCGCAGGGGCTACTCGGAGCAAGATACTTGGCGTGAGGCTTTAGGGGTGTTTGAGCCACTACTTGCCTTTGCTGATAAATTGCCTTCTCTGGATGCCCCAGAATACTTACCTTCGGGCCATACCACTCACAAGATCCTTCGGGATTATTCATCCAGGGAGTAGCAGCATGACTTTTGATCTAAAAAAATGGCGTAACAATATTGGTGTAACCCAAGAGAAAGCAGCCGAACTTTTGGGAGTTCACAGGGTTACTTACACAAACTGGGAAACTGGCGCAAACCCTATTTCTAAAACTGTTATTGGTGCTTGTGCCAACTTAAATACTCGTTATTCAGGCTCAGGCGGTTATCATAAAGCACTTATTAACAATATTGATGAATTTAGAAAAGCCTACAAAGTTTATTTTGGGCATGAACCGCAAGGTAAACATTTAGTATCAACTCAATGGCTAGACATTAAATATAAACAAATAGACTTTACTCCCGATAACCCTTTTTCTTAAGTAACTCATCAAATGCTTGGGTCAATTTACCTCTAACGCTTTCTTCTCTAGGTAATGCGCCCAGGCTTTGATATACAGGTCTTTCAAAATATGCCCTATCAATTTCAGGAGTTGATAGCGCAGGTTTAACCCTTAAATCAGGAATTTCTTTTTTAGCAATATTTACCATATCCTGTAAAGTTACACCATCAATCCAATTGCCTTTGAAAAGTAATCCTTCACCACCTTTTCTGTGTTGAAGTACAGCATCAGTAGATTCCGATAATGCTTTATTTAGCTTTGTTACATCTGCGTTTGTTAATGGTTTTCCATTACGAGTTAAAAAAGCTGCATTGCCTTGGGATAAATCTCCAAATGGAAGCGCAGTTGCTCTAGTAGAGGTTGCGCCAGCTTGCTCAAGATTTTCTGCTGTTTGAGCAACATCTCTAAGTAAAGATTTGTTTCCGCCAACAGTAAAACTTCTGTTTCCTTCCGAAACAAATACTGGATTACTTTCACCGGCCCAATAACCTTGTCTTTGAATAACATTTTGCAAACTTGGAGATGCTGCTGTTTTATATCTTTCTAAAGCCAAAGCCTCTGCAATTGTATCGCCTGAAATATTACTTAAAGTTTTAGGCAGGCCTTCAGTTGTTACAGTTGATTCTGTAAATTGTTGCGGTCTAGATAATGGGCTTATTATTCTAGCAGCAATAGATGGAGAAGATTCAACTCCTTTACTTATAAATCTAGCCCCAGCAGCAGGGTTTGTTAATGACATAGCTAATCTAGCTACACTCTCTGAATTAGAGCCTGTGGGCTGTGCCGATAAACCATATTCTTGCGCCAGACTTTGTAGCCAATCGCTGCCCATTACAGGCTTTTGTGATCCTAATCCTAATGGCTGCAATCCCATATTGATAAGGTCTACAGGTGAGCCTAGTAGATCATACGGATAGTAAGATGCGCCTCTTAGTAGCCCTTGATTCATCTCTACATCTGTATTAGGCATGGCTCTGCGCCTGCCCATCTGTGGGTAACCTACATAAGGTTGTTCGTCTAATAGAGCCATACTCTCACCATTTTATTTTGTTTGCCCACCAAGCTGCGCTCATCTTGCCTTTAGCAATGTTCTTAGCGTGCCTTGCTTTAAATGCTTTATTCCTTGCACTACCATCTGGGCTACCCTTTTCGCCTTGCTGACCAAAGCGAATTGTCTTTACCTTGTCACCCTCTTTAGCGACTACTACATGGCTTTTAGTGGGATGGCTTGGAGTTCTTTTCGGCTTGTTGTATCCAGCTACACCTATGCGCTCAAATATCTTGGCGGCATCCCTTATTTTCATTTTTTATAACGAGCTTTTTTGTTTGCCTCTGAGATAGCAATAGCAATGGCTTGTTTAGGATTCTTAACTACCTTGCCGCCCTTGCCGGAATGTAGAGTACCTTCTTTGTACTCGCCCATTACCTTGCCGATCTTGGCTTGTTTTTTGCTCATCTTCATTTTTTCTTGGCCTTCATTGGTTTGGCTGTCTTAGCGGCTGCCTTAAATGCGGCTGCGGTTGGTGCGCCTTTTGTGCCTGGCTTACGCATCTTTTCGCCTGATCCTTCGGCAATGCGTTTTTTCTTTGCTGCAATGTTTCCATAAAGACTATTCTTCATCTTCCATCTCCATTTCTTCTTCTTCTTTGCCTATAGCTTCCCAGGCATCGCATCCGTTATTCTGGTTGCACATAAAGTCGTAGATTTCGCAGTAGCCCATTGTCTTTTCTAGTCCACAATCAGGCATTTCTTTTGGTGTGCAGAAGTATTCACAAGCCTTACACTTGCCTTCGCCATCGCC